CTGTTTTTCTGTCTTTAGTTTTACGGATAATTTTTTGGTTTAGATGCTTATTAGTTACCTTTAAAGCTTCTACCTCAATAATGCCTTCCATTTGGCAATACTTAGGGTTTTCAAGATTTACAAATTTATGGGCGAATCCGTTTCCGTCCAAAACTTCTTTGTAATCTACATCTTTTTTCAGGCCTCTCGCCGTAGACTGTCTCAAGTCAAGATTAAATACATTCATTTTGTTTTATTTTTAAATTGTTTAGGCAAATGTAATAAAATATTTTGATATAAAAATATGACAATCTTGTAATAAAAAAACCCCTGTATTTCTACAAGGGTTCTTAATTGTATATCTATTCTTAGATTAGAAAGATTTACGGATGATACACCATCTACGAGTATTGTAGATAACAATCATATCTTCGCGTAACATAGACATTTTCCAAGCATCTTCTTCAGAGATAGCTTCTCCAGCCATACCTGTTAAACCGTTGATAGTAGCAACTACGTTAGAACGATTAACACCGTAAGCACCTTTAGCGATGATTTCGATATTTGAATCGTTGATAGCTCCTAAATCACCACCGATATAAGTAGATGACATGATAGATTTTCCATCAGAACCTTTAGCAGGGAAACGTAAATCATCATCAAATAAAGGATGTTGTACGAAACAAACTGAGCTTCCTGCGAAGTTCATTTTCATAATTTCGTAACCTACTTCGATAGAAGCTCCACCTTTAACATCTTGACGTAAAGTTGCATTTTGAGATGCGATGAAACGAGCCATCTTACGTTGAGCGTTATAGTAACCATCTAATCCAGTCATGAATACTAAGTTTACACCTACAGTATCATTACTAGATTTAGTTAAGATATTCATTGCATCAATGAAATCATCTTCAGTAGCTTCACCATTAGTACCAGAACCGAAAATTTCGTTACCACCACCAATTTGTTCTTCGATACCATCACCGATAGTAATAGGTAATCCTGTTTCTTCGTCAGTTAAGTTAGAAACTGTTGCACGAGAACCATCAGAGTTCTTCATAGAAGATACACCAAAGATTTTAGCAAATTCGTTTTCTACAGCCCATTGAGATTCAGATTGACGAACTTTCTCGAATTTCCATCCTTTTACAGGTCCGTTAGAACTCATGTATTCATACCATAAGATGTCTGTAGCAGCACCACCAGAGATAGATACAGTCTTACGTTGAGTAGTCATATCTACAATGAAAGTATCAGGGAATTGGTCACGACCATATCCTTTTAAAGATTTCTCAGAGTAAGCAGTAGTTGAAGGGAAACAAGTATAAGTACCACCTGTTTGAGAAGCAACTACAGTAGCAAAAGAGAATACTGATTTTTGTTGATTTTGGAAAGATACTAACCAACCAGCAGCTACGCGAGTAGGAGTAGACATAACTACAGCTTGGTAACGACCTGCGTTAGCAAACAATACTACTTGTCCTTTGTAGATATAACATCCACGACCACCTTCGTCAGCGATAATTAATTGGAAAGACCCATCAGAACCACTAGAACCTACTTGAGATAAGATAGTAGCAGCTTTTTGGATACGACCCATTACGTTGAAACGGTAAGAAGAATCACCAATTAATTGGCTGTCTTTTATTTTTCCGAATTTTGTTTCTGCTTTAACATCAATACCGTAAGGTCCTACAGCTCCTGAAGTTAATAATGTTGTTAATTGACGTCTGTCAACTCGCTCTAATACTTTGCGTATTTCGGGCATTTTTTGCATGTTTCTTACTAAGTCGAACTCGGTTGTACAGTCTGCTGACCATGAACCTTTCACGATTTGAGTTTGTCCTGGATTTAATGACATAATTTATTTTTTTTTAAGGTTAATTTATATTTTTTTTAACCATTAAGATAAGTGTCTCCTTTCAATCTTTCAAAATTGCCTTCTGTGTTTGTTGTTATTGATTTACCTGCTCCTCCACTTGTTAATGGCGGTGTGTTATGCAGTTTTTTAGTTATTTCAAGTCTCCCCTTAGCATAGCTTTTAGCTTCTAAGTTTTTTTGAGCCTTTTGACCTAACTCCATATATGCGATAAACTCTGCTTTTTTAATTGGGTCATTGAACATTTGGTCGTACTTTCCGTTGTTCATTCTTTCCGTTAATCCTTGCTTAACCTCGCTCGTTAAAGGAGAACCCATGAACTCTGACATATTATTCAAAGCTTTTGATACAGATTCTAAATTTTGAACGCGCTCTTGCATGGCGTATTTTTCAGCGTTTACTTTATAATTATTTACGATGTCTTGTCTACGATATTGTTCTTCTCTTTGAATACTATCTAACTCGACAATTATTTTTTTATGTTCATGTTCTAATCTTCCATCTACCGCAGTTAATATTTCCATTTCTGAATCTATCATATCGGGAGTCCAATCAGCATGAGTTAACTCTAAATTCTTTCTTACTAATTCTAATGCAGGCATAGCCTTAAATTCATTTATCTTAGTAAATGGAGCTACAATCTCATCAAATGTTAATCCTGCTTCCGCTAATTGAAAAACCATCTTTACATTAGGGTCCTCAAACTTAGATATTAATTTCTCTGTAGTTAAAGATTCAACCTCTCTTAGCTTTTCTTCATAAGGAGCAGTTATAGCTTCCTTATAAGCCTCTAAAGAATCTTCTTTTAACTCTAAGCCATCTAGTTTAGCTATGTAAGCCCAACTACCATCTTCAGGTTCGTTTGAATTAGTATCCTCTAAAGATAAAGGCTCTAAATCTAAAGTTTCAGTTTCAGTCGTAGATTCTTCTTTAGCTTCAGTAGGCTTTGCAGCTTCTTCTACTTTAGTTTCAGGTTCTAGTCCTAAGTCTTTAACTTCATCTTTTGAAGCATCTTCTTTAGTTGTTTCCGTAGGTTTAGCTTCTTCTGTTGTTTCGTTGTAGTTTGAATTTAAAAACTTATCATCCGATAGCAACTCGAAGTTTGTACGAACTGGCGCAGACGATTCCTCTCGAATCGTATCATTTTGCACCGATGTTGTTTCTTCTGTCATGGTTTATAATTTTAATTACACAAATATAGAATTATTATTCCAATATTTGATTTTGATTATTAAGATTTTCTGTTTGAGCTTGGAATTTCATTTTAGTGACATCATTTCCTGCTTTTGCTGCATTCACTTTAATGTCAACTTCTCCTTGAGCAATAATCTCCTCTATTCTAGCAGCTTGCCTATCCTCTCTATCTGCATTAGATATTTTTAATTGCTGTTGAAGTTGAGCTTGTTGCATTTGAATTTGTTGTTGTTGCATTTGCATTTGAGATTGTTGTTGTATTTGTTGAGATTGAGATTGCATTTCTTTTACCTTATTCCAACCTTCTTTTAATATTTGTTTTTGCTCTACGGCAGTTTCAGACCAAGCAAATGATAAAGCATCTTCTGGACGTATTTCTTTTGCATTTAAAGAGTTAGCCATTAAGCTTTCCATGTAACGCTTAACCTCTGCATACTTACCTGAATCTTGTAAATGCACGCCATAATCCTTAAATCCTAATTCTTGGGTTACACGCATAAATTTCCACTTATCAATACCTAATATTTGCTCTCCTTCTTCTACCTTATAGAATGCCCAAGTAACCTTAGTTGATTCTATAATTCTCATTAAAGTCTTATCTATAAAAGAATAAACTCCGTAGAAGAATGGCTCTGTAATAGTTCTTGATGCTTGTATAGCAGAATTAGTGTTTGTAGCTGTAGCAGATGCCGCGATTTGACCCTCTCTATTCTCGGAAATTCCCGTCATTCTATCCATCATTTGAAGGATAACATCTTTGAATTGAATTAATGCTCCAAACGAATTACTTAATCCTAAATCTTCTACTTGTAATATGTTATTTAAAGATACGTCTCTACCATGAAAGTTACCACTAGCAGATGTATCATAAGTTACGAATCCATCATTAACCATATCGTATTGTATAGCTTTAACGGATGATTTTGCGGGTAAGCCAGCTAAGTTAAATCCTAACACTTTACCTTTGAACTTATTAATATCTTTTAATATCTGATACATAACAATATCAAATATGTTACTCCAATTCTCCATTTGTTGAAACATAGAAATTCTACGTCCATCTACTGTGTTGAACAAATATCCAACGTAAGAGCTACTTAATATGTAAGCAGGGTTATCTACCTTTCTCATTTGGAATTGAACTCGTCTGCAATTAACATCTAGTTCTTTTAATCCACCGATACGAGTAGCTTCCCATAAATCTTCTCTATACTTAGCAATTACTTCTATATCCGTTTTTTTATCCCAATGCTCCCTATTCATTTCATACTTATCTGTATCTAAAGCGATATAGATATATTCTTCTGTTGGGTCTAATGCTAATTGAGTTGCTGTCTTTTTAATCTTTTGGTAGTATTCAGGTATAACAGAAATCCATTCAATATGAATAACCTCTGCGATTAAACCTGTTCCACTTGGACCATCTTTAATACTATCTGAGTAATATGTTGTTGGGTTTTTACCAATAGATTCAACGGTTTCAATTTGCTTTCCATCTAATTGGTAACGTCTTAATATCTCGTGTAAAGGCAACCATTGACGACATCCTTTAATAGGACTTTTCTCTAAATGTGGGTCTCCTTTTATTTCTTCGTAGATAGCATCTCTAGGGTCAATATTTATGTAGTCTGTATCTCCTTTTTCGTTACGTTCTATTTTACCAAACATAACAGAAGTAATGGCACAATCTAATAAGTTATCCGCGAACTTTTGTTTTAAGTTTAACGCAGGTATTTGCTCATTAAGGATAGATTGCATAATTAATTCTTCCTTATCCTTTGTAGACATATTCTCCCAAATTGGGTCATTCTCATCTTCAGGAATTGGAGCACCTTCCATTATATCTACACCTGCTTTTTCTTTCAACTCTAATATCTCCTTCTTAGCAACCATCGCTCCTGTCATAAATTCAAATTGAGACATCTTTTGGAATTTAGCATCTCTATTGTTTGTATAAACAGTTGCACTTAAAGGTCTTGTTAAGAACTCTCCAACCATTAGTTGAATTTTTGTAGTACAAGCTCTGTAAGATATGAATTGAGCACGATTTTCTTTACCATGCGTGTTGATTAAATATTTGTAACTTCCTGCTCGCTTAACCCCATTAAATTGCTTATAATGGTTATCCATTTCTTGCTTTGCTAAGTTACTGTTTCTCAGTATTCTTTGACCGTAATCTAAGTGTAACTGACACCAAGCTTTATCTTTCTTATATTGTGGGACTGTTTGCGATGGAAATTGCATAGTTAATTATTTTTTATCAAAAATAGTAAATTTTAAGTTACTGACGACCAAAACCTTTCCAATCTTGTTCAAGACTGACTCTTTTTTCTTTTTCTTCATCTTCTTCAAAAGAATTTAACATAAAAGGGTCATCTTTTAAACTATAATTCAAATCTCTTGGAGCAGTTCCTGTACTTATATCTTGCATTAAAGCTATACCATAAGCATCCGCTAAGTCATTATCACTTCCTACTGTAACTTCATCAAAATTACCTAGTTGATTAATAAGTTCGGGAAACCAAATATTTTGGACATAATCGTAAATAGCCGTTTGCATTAATCCTACCATTAATGGTCTACTGTAAGTATTTAAAGATACCCAATACTCATGTGATTGTTCCGAATTGGTACTTTCAAACTTAGTAGGACGTACCGCTAAATACTTTTGGCAACCATGGTCTTTATACCAATTTATAATACCAGAACTACTAGCCTTATCTCCTAATGTACTTCCAACTAGATTATAATAAACAGATAGCTTGCAACACATATCAAAAAAGTATTCTTTTCTTTTAGGACGAGTACAAATAATTGCTACAGGCCCTAATTGATATTCGGGGTGTATAGTATTTCTTCTCATTAATACGCACATGGCTCCTAAAGATTTAGATACACCTTTATCTTGGTCATAAGCATCTATTCCACCAACATATAAGTTTTGAAACTTTGGATTAGGATGATAGGCATCCATTATTAACACACAATCTCTTTCATCATCTGTATCTTTTGCCGGGACAGCTCTTACTTTAGGATTGTCTCCGCGCTCTCCTTTGTCATTTAAAATCCACTCTAATCTATACTTAGAATATTTATATTGAGTGGCGTTTATAGCATCTTGCTGATTATTTATCTTTTCAATATCAAAGTTGTTGCTGAACATCTTTTTAAATATCTCAGTCTCGTCTAATGGAAAGTTTTGTAACTCCTCTAAGTAATCTTTTAATGGACCTTTCTTTTTAATAGCCCTATCTCTTAGTATTGACTCTCTAGCAGTAGCTTCATCCTCCACCCCTATTAGTTGGTATTGTTTTTTATCTCCGTTTAATAAAGATGGAATCTCTCCTACATCTTGGTCGTTATCTGTTGCTCCGCCATAGTGAGGAAAGTAAAATCTAGTAGCAGGTATTGTGAATTTAATAAAATTGTATGAGTCTGGCTCATTCCACATCTCCATAAAGTCTTTTGAACCTTTATTAATGTTTCCGCCTGTACCATAGAAGAACATGGTTCCTATCTGCTTATTACCTTTGGTTAAACAAGCTCTTGTAGCCGAATAAAACTCTTTTAATTTCTCAAATTCTCCACACTCCTCTGCAATTACATCGTTTAAATACAATCCTTTAAACATATTAGGGTTAGTGTGCATAGTACGAACTAGTATTTTACTATTACTTCCTTTGTCTATGTATTGACCTTTGTCTTTTATCTTATATCCTGCGATAACCTCATCATCATTATTCAATAATGTACCCATCCTAAACTCAGGAACTATTAAAGAATCCGCCAAGCTCCACTTCTTCATAAAATCCTCTGCGTAATCTTTTAATCCTGCTGCTACACCTGCTTGATAAGCAAAATTAAATCTATAGCCATAATCTACAACTGCCTTTTGAGTAAACTCGGATATACCTTTACGTCTACCCTTAGCTGCCATAATATTCTTGCCATTAGCTTTAGCATAGTCTATTAAGTAAGCTAACTCTAAGTGTAAATCACACATATCGGGAGTTACAACACCTCCAACGGTAGAGAATGTACTAAAGTTTAAGAAATAGTAGTATCTGCCGGGGATATAAACACCTCCTGTTTGAATACCATTGTGAATATAGTATAATTGTTCTTCCCAATACTTTAAGTAATCAGGAGTTCCTACCACTTTAGGATTTAGTAAACTATCTGCATAGCCGGGTATTCCGTATTTAACTACGGGGTTGGGACAAAAGTTTTTCCCTTTATAATAAGGAGTTTTTAGAATAGGTATATCTTTTATGTCCATTATCTTTTAAATCTAATTGAGTTATAGTGCTTCATGTTAGTTTGCCAAGATTCTATAAGACTTAATTCCCTGTCTCCTTTAAGCTCTGCTTCTAATATATTCTTTTCTATAATCTCTGTTTCTAAATCTCTAATATCTTTACGGAAACCTGATATAATCTCTCTTAGATTCTTTAATCTAGTAGAGCTATCCTCCATTAATATCTCTTGTTGAGATTGCTCTATTTTTTGTTGGTAAATAGATATTAATTCCTCGTTTCTATTGTATTGTAAAGACTTGTAAGCTTCTATTGCGGCTTGTATTCTCTTTTCCCTCTTATCTTCCTCCAATAACTTAGGGTTATTATCTCCGAACACATGCCAAATGGCTTTAGACAATCGTTGTCTTTCGGGATATTGCTTGTAAATGGAATTGTAATCAAAGGCTAGTATAATAAACAAGGTTTCTTTCTCGCTTAATAGTCTTAACTCTGGACATAACCTAACCGCTTCAGGATGAAGAATAGTATTATTCTTTTGGTCTAAGTGAAATAAATAACTCATAATATGTTTCTATAAAAAAAATAGCGGACAACATCTCGTTTCCGCTACTAATTTATGTAATTTTTAGTTAATATTAAAATTCTTCTATATCTAAGTTAGAATAAGTAGCTGTAGGAGTTAAATCCGACACTATCTTGTCTCTAAAATGGTCTAATAGTATCTTAACATCACTTTTCATATAAACAGCAGGTACAACCTCGTTTTTATAAGCTTTTAATGTACCATCTTCGTTCCAACTAGGAGTAATTAAGTCAATAAATAACCTCTCGCACTTTCTTCCTGTTAATTCCTCGAATAAATGAGAATAATAACTTAATTGGAAGCAAATTTTAGTGTATTTGTTGTTTACTAGGTGTGTAAATGGAGCATTTAAGAATTGTTGGCCACTAACTTTGAATAAACTATCAAAGCCTTTAGCAAAACATTTAAAATCAGATAAATGGAACTTGCTATCCTTTCTGTTAGATACTAAACTAAGCTTATCCCAACTTCCTGAAAGCCTTCTCTCTAAATCGTAAGGTATTCCTTGCTCGTAAGTCCTGTTATAACCCTTGTACTTATCAAGTACATTAACTACTAACTCTTTTATATCAGCATCTTCATGAAGAAATGTAGCCGTTTGAGCATACAACTCTAAAGCCTTATCTACCCTTGTACCATTCTCTGTAGATTTATTCCAACCTGCTTGTATGTCCTCTTGAGATACTCCGCTATTCCTGGACATAATCCTAGATATACCATCAGAATCAAACTTAGGAACTAAATATCCATAAAGTTTACTAAAACCCATATACTCTAAACCTTCGTTATCGAAATATTTATGAGCGATAGGGTCTAAGTAAACCTTATTTGGAAATAATGTGTGGATAGCCATTACGCTTTTAATTTAATTGGTTCGGCAATCTCCTCCAATATCAATACTTCTTCCGTAATATCAATGTTGCTAATATCCATATCTTCATTAGTTATAACGATACATCCTAGCTTCTCTAATACAGAAGTCATATAATCTCTCTTATCTTCATTAGACATCTCTTTAAATGCCTCCATATCTATATTAGAGTCTTTACCTTGTTGGATATAACGAACAGTAATCTCCTCGTTAGTAATCTTCTTTAATCCTTTTGTGTAAGCATGAACCTCAATAAGAATATCTACTAATAGTTGGTTAACAATTTCAAAGAACTCGTATCCATCCGAACTATCTACTTTAGGAGTAGAGAACTTAATAAACTTAGTATCGAATACACGACTCTCCACTTTTAATACAAAGAAATCATCTCCAACCTCAAAAGATAATACATTACAACTAGCTATTAAACTAGCCTTCTCACTTTTAGGTGTAGAATCTGTTATTAATCCCGCAATATTCAAAGCATGGAATCTTAAATCTTTAATCTTATCTTCTAAATCTAAGTGTATAGGATGGCGAACAGTATCCTTAAACCCATTAATAGCTATACGATTCTCTTTTACTGTCTCTACAGTACCTTCAATAATTAAACCTTTCAATCCTTCTGAGGATAAGGTTACTTTTCTGATTTGTTTTTCTTTCATTTTATTTATTTATTTGATTTTTAAAATACTTACTATCTACTAAATACTTGTGAAGCTCCTTTAAATTCCGGCATATCTCCTTATCTAAATCATGGGCTTTAATATCCTTTCTAGGCTTACCACTAATACCATCCTTATCATACAAATACCAGTATAACCACTCAGTACCCTCTGCCGTTAATACCTCATCCCATAACATCTCTACTAAAGTATTATGTTCATTAAATGAGTCTATAAGGTCTATCTTAAACTCACTATACAATTTATTTAACTTGCTACTATGGTTAACCATTAACCCAATAACCTTCTCAAAATCTTTATACTCCATATTTCTCTATTATTACTTTATCATCACAATCATACAATCTCTTATCTATTTCGCTATTAAACACTATTACATGGACAGCAACCTTTTGGTCCCACCTCCTATACATAGCAGGCTTATCCTCAAATAAGTAATTCTCCCTATCCCATTCCTGACCAAAGATACTAACACTTATTGAATAAGGCAAACTATTACCACTATCATCAAACGCCAACTCACTAATAGCGTCTAATTCGGCGGTAATTATAGGGTCTGTATCTGTATCAGAATACAAATCACACCCACTCATCATAAATACACTAGTGTACACTCTATACTTATCCTCTTTTACCATATTACAAGTTTGTCATATTTTTATCGTTATAAAATTCCATTACCATCTTGTCAATCTTACACCCCCTCATCAAATACTCTATATAACCCTCCTTACCTATCAACGCTACATGGCCACACAAATCAATCTCATACAGACAATCTATTAACGCCTTATCTAATAACTCTCTACTTTCTTCTTCCGTCATTTCCATATCCTTTTTACCATTTATACGCACAAAGTTACAGTAAGGTTACAATAATATCGAACTTTTTTATAAATATATTTATCGTATATAATCGTATGTAATCGCATATATTGAACTTTTATGTAATAAAAAAAATTTTATAAAAAAAATATTGTCGTGAGGGTATATCGCCTAAATTTCAAATTTCGTTTGTGTCTGCCGTATGGGGGGGGGGTCTTTGTTTTGCTTGCCCGAAATGCTTTTTGTCTTTGTGTTTTTTGTTTTTTGTTTTGTGGTTTTGGCTTGGCTAATTGCTTAATTTATTTGTTTGCAGGATTCTATTATATAAATTTATGTGTGTATGTTTTATGTATGTAAAAATTATTGTGTGTGTCTTGTCTTATATACCTTGTATAGTTATATAGATTGATTCTAATTAACTATTGATAGCATCCGCGCGTATATGTTAGCGCCTTATTTAGAATGATTCTAATTAGCGTATATACGTCCTTATTTAGACTTATTATAAATATCGTTATTGGTATACTTTGGCACGGTTTTAATTTATTTAGATTAATTCTAAATTACAAATTTGTCATATTTTGGCATGATTTTATTTTATTACATATTTGTAAATGTGTTATATCTCAGTATAAAGAAAGAACTAAAAACCAAGCATAAAAACGCGTATACATTTACCGCTTATCTAGTCAATTTACCGCTTACAAATTTGTTTTACCACTCATCCCAATTTTACAATATACGCGCATAAATAAACTATCTTTACAATAGATTAGAAACAATAACAAACCCCTAAAAACTAAAAACATGATAACTAAAGACGTTTTAAACCAAGACAAAGAATTTACCAACCTAAAAGTAAAAGCATACATCTTAAAACATATAGACTGTTCAGGATACGAAAACGAAGAAAACACGCCGCAAAACTTATTTAAAATCTTTGAAAGTGAAAACGGGTGGAACATCCAAAACGTAGGAATAAGAAACGCATTTATAGAATGGTGCAAAGGCGTGCCAAGCGCGTTAAATTTAGAGATGTATTATAATGAAGTTAACGAAGTAATGGAGAATGAATTTAACGCGTTAATGTATAATGAAGTTACAACATACTACCAAGGAACGCAAAAGGTAGAATATAAACAAGTAGAGGACGACGCAAAACAATATAATAAATACTTAAACTTAATAATGTTTAATTTATTTGATATGCTTGACTTGTTAGATGAAGATGACCGACTTTTTTACGCCTAAAAGGGTGAAACTACACTTTCATTGAGTGGTTTTGATATAAACCCCCTATAAAACGCCATTAATTTAATCCCTCACTGAGTAAACGAATAAAGAAACCAAACAAACAACCCACACACACAACACACATAAAACAACGTAAAAGGTTAGTATTGAGATAGTTACAGAGTAAAAAATATACAACCTAAACAACAGCCTAAAATAATAAACACGCTAAACAGACCATAATAAGAGTAATATAATAATATAAACGTATATAGATAGTAATATGATAACAATACTTAAAGACATCCGCCGCCGCTTAATTTACTTTTTTAGCTCCCAACGTAGAAAACAAGCGAAAATAGATAAGCTATTTAAAACTAGAAAAAAGTAATAAAATAAACGAAAATAAATGTAACCTTTTTAAATTAACAACGTATAACATATATAAACCCCTAAAAACCCCAAAAACATGAAAAAATCAATTTTAATCCTTTCAACTAGTTTTTTATTAACTAATTGCACTATGCAAAAATTTAACGTAGATGCATGCCCGAAATGGACAAACAGCGTTAAAAACCCCGATAACGAAGAATTTATTGAGGAAGTAGCTTTTAATCTTAATAAACAACCTCAGCAAGTAACGCAACAAGAATTTAATGCTAGATATGTAAACAACTAATAAAACCCCTAAACAATAATTTAAACCCCTTAAAACTTAGAAAACATGACAAATTTAACTATTGCACAAGCTAGAGAGATATTAATATTTATTAGTGATAACAACACAACTAAAGAAATATTAAAGGATAACGCGGATGACTTCGCAGCCTTCGTAAAGATTAGAGAAAGTATAAAACAAAACTATTGCACTTTTGAACATATTGCAGATAGTAGAACAATAGAGGATGCAGACTTTTTTTATTTCGAGGAAGAATATAGTACAAGTATGGAGGGGAACGTATGTTACAATGATGATATGTATTTTTGTGAATATTACGAAGAATTTACAGAAGAACCAACAACACTATGCTATATAGGACGTAGAGAACAAAGATACAGCGATAAAGCTATTAATAAACTAGGTTTATACGAATATAACGGGGACTTTTACGACTTGGACGCCATGGACAACAGTGACTTATACTATTGTCAAGATGATAACCAAGTACACGACATAAACGATTTATACTATCATGATAGTGATGGAGAATATCATTTAAACCCCGAGGAAGAAGATAGGAGCGAAGATTATGTAAACGGATACCATGACGGCGGATATAAAAAAAGAGAATTTACAAAAAAGCCTAAGTTTTTTATCGGTTTTGAGATTGAGAAAGAGGACCAAGAAGTAAAAGAAAGTTTATATATTGATGATTTTAAAGATAGTGCGCCGTTATGGAGGAAAGAAAAAGACGGAAGTTTAGACGATGAAAGCGGCTTCGAGCTAATCTCACCAACATACGAGCTAAAAGTTAGCAAGATTAAAAAAGAGATACAAGAAAACAGCATGTTGTTAGCTCATATTAACGCTAAACACTCAAAAGCATGTGGAGGACATATAAACATTAGTGAAGTAGGGAAAACAGGCGAAGAGCTATTTAATAACCTTAAAGGATACACGCCACTATTCCACGCCCTATACTATGGCAGAGTAGACAAAAATTACTCTAAAGGTAAAAGTAACGAGAAACTGTTAAGCGAAAACGAAAAATACCAAAGCGTAAAAATACATGACAATCGCGTCGAATATAGAATAATTAGCGCCGTACCTGATTTTGATACCTTAATATGGCGCGCTCAATTAATGGATTTTATTTTAAACAACCAAACAGAATGTACAAAAGAGGCGTTTTTTAAACTAAACACTACTTTACTGCCATTGATTAAAAAAGTATATAAAACCCCCGAAAGACTAAACGCGTTAATAGATAGAGTAATTAAATACACTCTACAATTCGAAAATGTAACACTAAACAAAGAAGTAAACGCAGCAGCGTAAAAAACAAATAAACTAATTAATAAACCCCTAAAAAATAGAAATTATGTGTATAGCAATTTTAAACACCAAAGGACAAATTAAAGATAAAAATATCAAAAATTCATGGGACAATAACGACCAAGGCGCAGGAATGTTGTGGAATGAAAGCGGACAAATGCAAACTTTTAAAACGTACGACTACAAAGATTTTTTAAGCAAGTACAAAGAACTAAGAAAAAACCCAAAGATTAATAAAATTGTACTACATTTTAGAATAGCAACAAGCGGACACGACAAATATGTAAATTTACACCCCTTTAAAGTTAATGATAATTTAGGCTTCGTGCATAATGGAGTTATAAGCGGACTAGGCGACCAAAAGCACAGCGACACATTTTATTTTAACGACATGTTAAAAAAATTGCCTGATAATTTTTTAAGTAACGACACAACACGCGAGTTAATTAGTAGTTATATAGGATACTCAAAACTAATCTTTTTAGATGCAGACGATAAACATACAATAATTAACGAGCATTTAGGCAAATGGGACGGTTTAAATTGGTATAGTAACGACAGCCACAAGCAAAGTAATGATTTTGTATACTTTGGTAACGAGAAGGTAAGTAAAGGAAAAAAAGCAGCTAAAACAACATACAGCAACCTCCAGGAAGATTATTTTTTTTACGAGAATGTAACAAAAGACAATTTACAAAAAATAGCTATTTTAATCGGCACGGAACTAGATAGTTATTATTTTATGGAGGACCTCAGCTCATTAGCGTATGAATTTAGCACATACGACCTCAAAAAAATTATAGAGCAGTTACAAGAATATAACAACGAATATAACAACGACCACTTAATTAACTATTAATATTTTAGCACATTGGAACAATAACGCAAATAAAAACAATTATAAAAACCCTTAAATTTAGAAATCATGACAAAAAGCGAAAGATTAAACCAAGTATTAAACCAAATAGCAAAAGAGTTAAACCAAGCAACAAGCCGAGAGCAAGCCGAAAGCATGAATTTAGATAAATATCTATTTTTAGAAAATAACAGCGCATACGGAGGTTATAGAGTCGTAAATGTAGGCATTAAGAACGGCGCGCACTATGGAGCATTTAACGGAAACGGAGCAGAGGTAAGGTTAAAAGCCGCCGAAATGATGACAAAACTAAACAGCATATTAACAGGCATACAATTACAAAAACAATTATAAAAACCCCTAAATTTAGAAAACATGAAAGATAAAAATATTTGTAACTCATTAAATAATATGATGCAGAGCGAGACAGAAACAAAAAGAGAAGCAGTAACCTTGATACTAGATTATTTTGACGTTTGTAAGGTTAAGCATGATAAATTTGAGACAGACGCAAAGTTATGGGAATGTAGCATGTACAGAATCAATTTAATACTTGACAGGATAATAAAAAGAACGGAAAGAGATTTTAAAATAATAATTAAAAACGTATAGATATGAAAAGATATAAGATAAAGTTAAAACACGCTTCAGGCATTGAGATAATAACAGTAACCGCCGAGACAGAACACGAGGCAAAGGAAAAATTAAAATTAATACCAACGGCGCAAGTAGTAGGTATAAGAGAAATAAAATATATAATTTAACATTTTAAAACATAGGAACTATGACGACTATTGATTTTTTAGAAAAATACTATCCAAACTATGATAATTGTAATCTTATAGCAAGATTAAACGACCTCTATTGTATAATTGATAATGAAGTAATGGAAGACAGCAACGCGGAAGAAATACTAAACGATGAATTTAACGGAAGTATTAACGATAACAGAGCAAGAATAAACCAATATATATCAACCCTAGAGGCTGCATTGTATAAAGTAGCTATAAATAACATTAAATAACTTTTAAACCTTAAAACCATGAAGAACTCAGTAAAAAAAACAACCACTTTAAAAGAATTTGAAATTTACAGGAACGGAACGCAGCACGGAACTGTTAGAGCTAAAAACTTAAGAGAAGCCAAAAAAGAAGTTTTTAGTTGGTATGGCAGAGACCTTGAATTCTATCCAATTTAATTATATATTTAATAATCTTAAAACCTTAAAGACATGAATTTATACAGCAAATCCGACCTTGCAAACATAGAGGCGTACAAAGAACTATTAAATATGCTCAATAACGATATAGAGCAAGCAAAGACAGGACTAAACACGCCACAAGAGAAAGCGCATTTAGTTTTTAATTTATCTAAGCAGCGCAGCGACTTAATAGCAACGGCTAAAAAAAACTATCCTTTAATTAATTGGGTACAAGAAACTATTAAACTAAACAAAGACGTTAGAAAGATTAAGCAAGGCATTATATTTAAACTTAATCTTAATTAACATTTTAGCACTAAGGAATAATAACGCAAATTAATTAACCCCATAAAACCCCTAAACGATGATAAAGGCATTTGATTTTAACAGCGTCCTATACTACATGCGCAAAGACGGCGACAACCTTACAATAGCTTTAAAGACTAAAGGTAAAGTTCAGGAGCGTAAATATAAAGACGTTCCCATTGAAGTAACAGCCAAACTATTCTATCTTAATACGGCGGCAACCTGCTTGAAGTACTATGCTGACCACATTAAAGGTAAATTTACCGTCCTATCCGTGACAACTTTGTAATATTTTAGTAAACTTTTTTAACCTTTCAAAATTGTAATAATATGTTAAATATATTAGCGGGCAGAATATTGCCATTACTTAACACAGACGGAACACACAAAGTTTTTATAGCAGCCATTAAAGAAAGTCAGGTTAACCCATGTACTAGATTTAAAGAGACAACCCCAAAGGTTATATTTGTTTTTAAAGGCATTGAAGCCAGAGGAACTATGAACCTAGATTTAAACTTATTAGATTATAAGACGTCAGACCAATACACAGAAAGTGAAATAGCTTTAAAACGCTTTAAATTTGATTTTGACGGCACTAAGTATGAAGTTGATGATAATGACGATAGAATCATTTGCGATGCTAAGACACAAGATTTAAGCGATATTATAAGCTATATATCTAGTCAATGCGGATTTAATGAAGGCGAGGATATATATTTGCACCAACTTTTAGGTAAACAACTAACAATTAGAGTAAAAGATAAAAAAATAACACATACACTAGCTTATGAAAACACATATTGATATTCAGATAGATAACGAAAGTTACACGGCAGAAGTAGACTATTCTTTTTTTACCTATGAAGAAACCGATAACGGAGAGGAATCCTGTATAATAGAAAGTATTATTTTTAGTAATAATATAGCTACTCAATACGGCCACTCAATACAAATAGACGAGGAAGTCAGCGAGCTCGTAAAGAAATACTACCCAGAACAATACGAAAACGCTCAGTACAGATGTTTAGTAGATTTTAAGAATAGACAAGCGCAAGAATGGACATTCACACAAGAGGAACAATAAAGCAAAAATTAACAATTTAAAATTTAGAAACCATGGAAATTAAATTTTGGGAATCATCCACAGTTAAGTCAACTCAATACGATATTGATAGTCAGGTACTTACAATAGAGTTTAAAAACGGAAACGCTTACGAGTATTATAAGGTTACATACGAGGATTGGAGAATCCTATTAGATGCAGAGAGCATAGGCAAGCACCTTAATGCTCATATTAAAGGCAAGTTCGATTACAAACAAATAAAACCATAAACAATTTAAAAACTAGGAACCATGACGAAAGAAGAATTTTTTGAAACAACCCCATTACCTTACTACTCAAAAACTAATGTGTCTTATTTTAAGATAGTATCTGAGGACGAGATGATTTATATATCTGATAGGGTAGAACTAGGTATAATGATTAGTGCTTATTTTCTTACAGCAGCCACAGCCGTTGATGCAGTTCAAATATCTGCCAACGAATTCGAGGTAAAGTATATGAATATTTTAGAGAGACTTAAAGCTAAGATATAACTAGTCTTGATAACGAAAAGTTATTTGGTCCACATCATTAAGGTTATTAAAGGCAGGATTAAGATAAAAACTTTTTCCTGCTTTTTTTATACAATCTTTTTTTACTAGCCTAGACACAGCCACACTCAAGGTATTATCTAACATACCTAAATCATTTAATATTCTCATTCTCAGATGCTTATCTAAATCAAATGGAGCAAACAAGCCATAAGACACAAAGGAATATAAAACGTCTATCTCGGATAAAGAAGTTATGCCAAATCTCCAAGCAAGTATTTTAACAAACTCTTTTTCTTTATTTCCCTTTATTAGTATTGTTTTTTGCTTCATGTTTTTTATTTTTTAATGTATCCTTAACTCTCGTTCTGTCTAGTTCTTTATCGTATCTATCCTTTATATCCTGGCACATACTTTTTAACGACTCGGATGGATGAGGCGAATTGTAGGCTTTTGAATAATCCTGCAATATTTTTTTAATACTAAACAACCTATGGTTAGAATTGAAAACTAACGTAGGGCATACCATATACGTCCCCTTCTCCTTCATTGGAACCAATAAGCCTCTTTCTACAAACCCTATAAATGTAGTCCTTAGACTAGGCATACTAGTATTGTAGTGTATTTTAGTGTCTGCTGAGTATAATTCTCTTGCCCGGCTACTTGCTTTATCAAATTGTTTAAGCAAGTTTATATCGTATTTAACCACATTGATGGCATCAGATATAAATACTATGAAGTTTAATAAGGTTAGCTCCGTTGGATTAAGTATCAAATGTAGGTTAATATAGTGCCTTGTTACACTTTTATTCATAGAGTGAATAGAAAGGTCGGGACAACAATGAAGTTGCTTTATATCTGCTCCTATTACCTTCTCTGTATTGCCTTGTTTGTTTATTCCCATTAGTTTTTTATTTTGGGGTCAGAATGGGACTCGAACCCATATTTCCTAATTAATCGTTAGGTACTTTACCAATTAAGTGCATCTGACCATTTGCAACCTTTACAACATACTCCATTTGAGATAATCTCCATTTGAGTATGAATGGGGCATTCTGTTGCAATGCTTACCCCACCAGCATTTATTTATTATTCGTACATATCAGGGTTTTTATGATACTTCATGCCATTAGTAAAGAACCACCCGAACTTTCTGTTAAACCATCTGATTATTTTTTTCATAATTTAAAATCTTTAATTATTATACAAATGTATGTTTATTTTTTGATAGTATATTGATAGTTATTGATTGGTATTGTAGGGGTAAAAAGGTAGGTTAAACGTAGTAAAAAGCCTTGTTTTTAATTATTGATTGGCTAATTTAAAGGCTTAACTTATTAATCACCATCCTCTTGAACAGTAGATTTAATAGAGGTAGGTATTATATCTGTTATAATGAATGTGTGGCATATACCATATAAGTAGCTTCTTATTTGATGTAACGGAGTGTCCTTGTGGAATATCTCTATATGAGATTGGTCAAATGCTCTATAAAGAACTTTAAAATATTCGTTCTTAGACCTGGGCTTTACTATTTGTTTTGTTTTTTTCATATTTAATCTTGATTATAAGTTTCTTTATAGTAATCTTCTGCTGATTTGATAGTAAGTAAGTTTCTTTCATTCCTCATACTTGTTATATAAGCATCTATAATCTGTTGCTTTTCTTTCTCTAGTAATGATTTCTCCATTTGCTTACTTACTACCATTCTAGCTTTAAGCCACTCTATATGGTCCTGCATTATTGTTCTCATTTATTATTTATTTTCTATATTCTTAATATCGTAATAATAGTTATTAGAATCTTCAGAAACCCATTTATCCGATTGTGCTTCCACCGACTCTATGTGTCTATCTACCTTAAATGTAGAAGGCTCAACAGGAAAGTCTTTAGTAATCCAATTAGAATCTTTCCAGAATATCCTATTATTAGGTTGACAAAGTAAATAACCATCATCTGCAATTAGAATATGACCACACTTATAATCGCTAGGTTCGTTAGAATAAGGATTCTTATACCAATCTACCGTCATTAAATAGGTAGCCCATACTTTATTACCATCCTTTAAAACAACTTGACATCTTTTCTCAAATAAATAATCGTAAGTTATTACAGTTACATTCTCAGAAAAACAATCCCAAAGTTGCTTATAATGGAAAGGTATATCGTTTTTAGGTATTTCTAAAAATATCTCAGATATAGGAACCCTTGACCTAAGCATTCCATAGTCTGTCATTACATGGAATGTAAGTATCTTGCCGGCTAGTGATTGTATAGCAAAGGCATAACATCTATGATAAACCTCTTTATCTTCTTCTTTTTTAGTAAAATGAGATGCTCTTACATAACATTTAAAAAGGTCTACATCATGATTTAATTTTGGCATAATTTCTATTTTATATTACCACTTACCACTATTAGTTATACAATACTTACTTCCCGGATGAGCATTCATCCAATCTCCAGGGCTTAATGTAAAAGTCTTATTATTACTGCTGCATTCGTTTCTTATTACAATAGAGTAATCTTGTACATTATCCGATTGTACTATACCACAATTACAAGGACCTTCATCTTCTTTCTTGCAGGAACTAATTAAAGCTACAACCGCGATTGTTAAAA